GTCTTGGGTTTTATGGCTTTGGTCTTACACATATGATAGGAGGCTTATCAAGAGCCTCAACATCAATACTTAGACAACTAATAGATGCAGGAACATTATCTAATCTACCTGCTGGATTTAAAGCTAGAGGAGCTAGAATAAGAGATGATGAAACACCTCTTAATCCTGGTGAATTTAGAGATGTGGATATGGTTGGTATGGACTTACGTCAAGCTATTATGCCACTGCCATTTAAAGAGCCATCACAAACTTTATACTCTCTTCTTGGGACATTAATAGATTCAGGAAGACGTTTTGCATCAATGGCTGATATGAAGGTTGGTGAGATGCAGGGCAACGCACCTGTAGGCACAACTATGGCTATTATGGAACGTGGCACAAAGGTTATGTCTGCCATACATAAACGTCTGCATTATTCACAAAAAGTAGAATTTAAAATACTTGCACGAATATTTGCAATGGGTACACCGATGTATCCATATCAAGTGCCAGGCGCACCACCAGAGATAAAGCAAGCTGACTTTGATCAAAGAATAGATGTATTGCCTGTTTCAGACCCAAACATATTTTCAATGTCACAACGTATTGCTTTAGCACAAACACAGTTGCAGTTAGCACAAAGTAATCCAGAAATACATGGATCTAATGGTATGTATCAAGCTTACAGAAAAATGTATGAAGCTTTAGGTGTTACAAATATAGATGCTATATTACAACCACCACCACAGCCAATGCCTATGAATCCTGCAAAAGAAAATCAAGAAGCATTAAGAGGTGCAAGATTACAGGCATTTCCAGAACAAAATCATCAGGCGCATATATCTGCACATTTAGCTATGGTTGCCACACCGATAGCACAATCAAATGCAGCCATCGTAATGACTTTGCAAGGTCACATATCTGAACACATTGCTATGATGTCAGAGCTACAAGCACAACAAGAGATTTCTGGGAATATGACACCTGAACAACAAGCTATGATGCAACAAGATCCTAATGCAATGAAGCAATTTCAAGATCAAGTGGCATCAAGATCTGCTGAAATAGCGAGTGAGGTAAGTGAGCAATATGCACAATCAATTACACCACCTCCATCTGAAGACCCATTAGTGTCAATAAGAAAACAAGAGTTAGCACTAAGAGGTCAAGAGGTAGCTCAAAGACAGCAACAATTTGAGGTTGAGCAAAAATTTAAAGAAGATAAAGAAAGAAACGATGTTTTACTGGATCAGCAAAGACTTGATCAACAAGAAGAAATTGCAAATCAAAACGATCAAACAAAAAGAGACATAGCTGCTCTGAAAGAAATGAAAGGATAAATTATGTCAAGTTCTGTTAGAGAAAAAATTTATGAGGTCGAAAAACAAAAAAAAGTAAAAAGAAGACTCATTAAAGAAGGAGTAATAGATGCCCTTGAAGAAAGGCAAGAGTCAGAAAACAATCAGCCAGAACATTCGCAAGTTGAAGAAGGAGAAGTATCCACAGAAACAAGCGATAGCGATAGCATTGTCGAAAGCGGGGAAGTCAAAGCCCAAATCAACAAGCCAAAAAAGAAAAGTAAAAAAACCACAAAAAAAGCGTAGTGGTGGCATAATAAAAAAGTTTTCTGATATAGCTAAACCACAGAAATTCAAGGGAATATTTTGATGGAGGACTATCATTGATCCTGCAACCATAGGTGTAGCCATAACTGCAGCAAACACTGCATTTAACGCAATTAAACGTGGATTTCAAGCTGGACGCGAAATAGAGTCTATGGGCAAAGATTTAGGACGCTGGATGTCAGCGTTGAGTGATATTGATAATGCAGAAAAATCTGCAAAGAACGCTTCACCACTTAGAAAATTATTCAAAGGTAATGAAATAGAAGCCAGTGCTATTGAGGCTTTTACAGCTAAAAAGAAACTTGAAGCTCAGCGTCAAGAATTAAAGACATTTATCAATTTTCATTATGGACCTAAATCTTGGACAGAGATTTTGGAAATGGAAGCTAATATAAGGCTTCAGAGAAAAAAAGAAATATATGATAGACAGCAGTTTATAAGAAAAATATGGGAATATATAGGATACTTTGTATTATTTTGCACAGTTATTGGCTTCTTGTTTTTTCTTGCTTGGGTTTACAAAGAGAGTAGAAGATGAAACAAAAAAGATTACAAGATAAATCTAAATATGCACAATACGACATTGATAATGACGGAGTAATCACAGATGAAGAGTTTGCTCATATGTCAGAAATTAAAAGATTAGAGCATGATCTTCGTAAGCAAAGGGCGCAAAGACGTATGGCTACTGCAAGTTTGGTTGCTATGGCTGCTTTTACTGGTGCAATGTTTTTTGTCGATCTCGAAAGAGTTAAAGCACTTGCCGATATTAGTAATCTTTTTTACATCACTGGTGGTGGCATTGTTGCTGCATACATGGGTGCATCAGCAATAATGAACAGAAATGGTAAGTAAATGGCTAAAAAAGATCCAAAAACTGGCACAGGCAAAAAGCCTAAAGGTTCAGGAAGAAGACTCTATACTGATGAAAACCCAAAAGATACTGTTAGCATTAAATTTGCAACTCCTGCTGATGCTCGTGCAACAGTTAGAAAAGTTAAAAGAATTAACAAGCCTTATGCTAGAAAAATTCAAATCCTTACTGTTATGGAACAAAGGGCGAAAGTAATGAAAAAAGCAGAGGTAGTAAGAATTGCTAAGTCTGCTAAAGAATCCTTAAAACGTGCTAGAAAAAAATGACTGCATTTATGCTCATGTGTTATTTAAACGACAATTTTAATGGTGGAGTGTACTTCAAAAACATTAATGATTGTTTATATTATTCTGAAAGATTAAGCAGTCAAAAAATAGAAGTACCGATTAAAGTTGAAAATTATAAATGTATGTGTAAACTCATACCAAACATCGATCCAGAAAAAGTGAAGGTATATTAGGAGGTAGCCATGTTACAAGCACTTATAGGTCCTGTTACAGGACTTTTAGATAAATTTATTCCAGACGCAGACAAAAAGGCAGATCTTGCTCATAAGATAGCTACCATGTCTGAAAGACACGCTCAAGAATTAGCACTTGCTCAAATAGAAGTTCTAAAAGAAGATGCTAAAGGCAACTGGTTTCAAAGCTCGTGGAGACCCCTTATTGGCTGGATATCAGGTCTATCTCTTGGAATAAATTACATGGTAGCACCTATTTGTGCAGGTTTTGGTATTACAATTCCACAAGCAGATATGTCTGTTATGATGCCTCTGATGTTTGGTATGTTAGGAATTGGTGGAATGAGATCTTTTGATAAGCTCAAAAAAACAGATACAAAAAAATGAATAAAGAAAAAGAAGTTAAAATTTGTTGGATTCACAAAATAGCCATGAAAGAAATACAACATGAAGAACCTATACCGACCATAGGGATGTATAGATACAAAGAATATAAATGTCCTATGTGTGCTAACTTGTATGAAGAAGAAGATTGTTAATATGGATGGTGTTAAATTAGCAGAGCATTTATATAAGAACATACGTCAAAGAAAAGAACAATTAAGTGAATCTTTGGCTGATGGAGCGATAGGCTCAATGGAAGACTATCGAGCAATAACAGGTGAAATACGAGGACTAACCTGGATTGAAGAAGAACTTAGAACCTCGATGAAAGGTATAGAAGATGACTAAAAAGTTGTATGTGCCAAATCGGATACTGGCACAAAAAGCAAAAGCAGTTAATCCGACTCCAAAAGCCATATCTAAAGCTTTTGATAATAAAGAAGAAGCCAACGAAAACTCTAAAGATCCATCTAAACTAGATGTTTCTGTATTAGAAAGATTACCTCAACCAACAGGATATAGAATATTAGTAATTCCTTACTACTTGTCTGAAAAGACAAAGGGAGGAATAATTATTCCTGATGCAACAAGAGATCGTGAGTCTTTTGCAACAGTCGTAGCTTACGTTGTAAAGCTAGGTCCAGATGCTTATAAAGATTCTGATAAGTTCCCAAATGGAGCATACTGTTCTGAGAAGAATTGGGTGCTTATGGGTAGATATGCTGGAAATAGGTTTAAAGTGGATGGTCTTGAGCTAAGAATTATAAATGACGATAATATTATAGCAACAATACTTGACCCAGCAGATATTTCATATGTATAGTGGAGGTAATGATGAATGAAGTACAAGAAAATAAAGTAGAAGAAGTCTCTAACGAGAATGAGTTTGTAGTAGAACTTGATGAAAATCAGGAAGTTGCTAAACAAGAAACTGAATCTGAAAATAAAGAGCAAACAATTGTTCGGACTGAAGAGTCTGACGAACATGAATCTTACAGTGAAAAAGTTCAAAAGAGAATTGATGCACTAACTGCAAAAAGAAAAGCTGCAGAAGATGATATGAACAACGCTATTAAATATGGCAAACAGGTTGAAGAAGAAAATAAAAAACTTAAAAAACAACTTGAAACATATACTAACGGCTACACAAATGAGTTTGATACAAGGATACAATCTCAAGAAGCTCAAGTTAAACAATTGTTAAAGGAGGCTTATGATGCTCAAGATGTTGAAAAAATTGCAGAAGCAAATTCTGCACTTACTCAAGTCAATATTGAAAAAGAAAGACTCCGAGTCCTCAAGCAACAAAGAGAGCAAGAGCAAGCAATTAAAGAAAATGAGAGACAAAGCAGTCAAAAACAAGAAGTAAAACAACCATCCATTGAAGATAATCCTAAAATTAAAGCATGGATTGCTAAAAATCCTTGGTATGGCAAAGATGAAGAAATAGAAAAAAACTTAGCTCTAATGTTAGCTGATAAGAAAGTATCAAGAATGTATGATGCTACAGATGACAGATATTATGAAGAAATAGATAAAGAAATGGCTAAGTTGTTTCCACAAGATCAGAGTAACAGCAATGTCCAAACTGTTGCACCTGTAAATGGCAGAGCTTCTGTCAAAACTGGACGAAAACAGAGAGTTGTTCTTAGCGAAAGTGAAAGAAGAACTGCTGATAAACTTGGTGTGCCATATGAAAAATATGCACAGCAAAAATTAAAATTGCAAAAAGGAGCATAAGATGGCTGATAGATCAAATCGAGAGTCTGCTACTCGTGAAAAACAGGAAAGAAAAACTGATTGGAAGCCACCTTCAACTCTTGATGCACCCGAAGCTCCTGTAGGGTATAAACACAGGTGGATCAGAGAACGTGTAATGGACTATGATGATAAGTCAAATGTCTTTAAGCGAAGAAGAGAGGGATATGAATTAGTGCGTGCAGAGGAATATCCTGATTTCGAAACCCCAACAATTGATGAAGGCAAAAATGCTGGAGTAATCGGTCAAGGTGGTCTTTTGTTAGCACGAATACCAGAGGAAGTTGCTGATAGTAGAAATGATTATTTTCGTAAAAAAACTTCAAATCAGATGGCAGTTTATGATCAAGAGTTGGCAAGCCAACCTGAATCTTCTGCTGGAAGGATCTTAAAACCAGAGAGAAAATCACAAGTTCGATTTGGTGGAAAGAAAAGTGATAATTAGTATTTTTTAAGGAGACTTAAATGGCAAATCAAGATGCTGCTTTCGGAATGCGTCCTCTTAAAATGATAGGGGGTGCGCCCTTTCATGGTGGACAAAGCCGATATAGAATCGCTGCCAATTACGGAACAAATATCTTTCAAGGTGACATGGTTGCCCAAGTTACTGGTGGTACTGTAGAGGTACACGCAGATGGAGGAACTGTTCCGATAGTTGGAGTATTCAATGGTTGTAGGTTTACAGACCCTACATCAGGAAAAGAAACCTTTTCCAACTTTTATCCTGCAAGCACAAATGCTTCAGACATTGAGGCTTTCATTATAGATGACCCAAATGTAGTCTATGAGATTCAATGTGACGCTGCATTTCCAATTGCAGATTTATTTGGTAATTTTGACATCGTATATACAAGTTCAGGTTCTACTGTAACTGGTATATCAGGTGCAGAGTTGGATGTAACAACAGGTGCGACCACTGCTGGTTTACCGATCAAAGCGATTGATATTTCGCAAGATCCAGAGAACAGCGATGTAAGTTCCGATGCAACCAATGTTCAAGTAGTTATTCAAAATAGCATATTTGGACAAAAGGGTGCAGGATTAGCGTAAGGGAGATTAGATTATGGCTATATCAAGAGCGCAACTCGTAAAAGAGTTAGAACCTGGTCTTAACGCTTTATTCGGCATGGAATATGATCGTTACGACAATCAGCATACTGAAATTTATGAGACAGAGACTTCAGATCGAGCATTCGAAGAAGAAGTAATGTTAAGTGGATTTGGTAATGCACAAACTAAGTCAGAAGGTGCTGGTGTTGCCTTTGATGATGCAAACGAAGTATATACTTCACGTTATACAATGGAAACAATTTCATTGGCTTTTGCTTTAACAGAAGAAGCAATGGAAGACAACTTGTATGACCAACTTGGAAGAAGATATACAAGAGCATTAGCAAGATCAAT